AACATGTCACCTGAAGACAAGGGTAAACATGTTCAATTATCTAAAATAGAATCGGAAAACCAATCTTTAATACAGCAAATAGACTATAGAACTAGAGTAGAAAATGGAACTGTAGAATTAAAAGCAAGAACTGAAAAAACCGCAACAGACGAAGACCGTGCTTTAGCATCTAAGCTAAGTAAAAAATTAAAGAAAGAATTAAAAGAAAATCCAGATGGTTTTACTTTTGATGCTAAGACATTTAGAAAAGTAAAAGATGGAAATATATCCGCTGTTAGTAAAAAAACTGAATATGAAATAGGTGAAGACAATATTGATTCTGATATATTAAATTTTGTTTTAGACATGAAAGCGTATGAAGGTTTATTTGATGAAATCCTTCCCGGCTTAAAAATTAACGTAGGCGGGTGGGGAAACAATAAAACTAAAACTGTTTCTTTAGATGTAAGTTTTGCTTTTAAAGATGAAGCTGATGCTATATACGCAGCTACGGCTGGATTAAATGTCCAAGACGCTATTGCCAAACTTTCTAAAGGTGAATATTTAGGCGACATTCAAATAGGTAAAGATGGTAAATTATTACCTGATGGTGGTTTAGCTAAATTAAAAGCTAGTGGTAAATATGATAAAGCTAGGCATGACATGTTTAAAAAAGCTGTTAAGAATTTTGAAGACAGGCCTGATGATGAGTTTTATAATCCACAATTACACATTGACAAAATAAAGAAAAAAACAAAAAAAGAGCTTTCAATAGCAAATAGTGATGATTCACCTATTAATTTTGACACACAAGCATATCAAGACAGAACTTTAGATGAGCATGTAGATTTCTTAAAAACTGTAGCATCTAAGATGGGAGATTTTGATATAGCTAAAATATCAGATGAAGAATTAAAATCTATAGCTTTAGACAGGTGGGCTGACGATTGGCCGGGTGTAAAAGAATTATTAGAAAAACAAATTAAAACACCAGTAGAACGTCAAATAATGACTTTGTTATTGGCACATGATAACCATACTTTAACTTTAGTAGATGACATCTTAAACGTTTCTAATAAGCTAAACAGTATAAATTTAACTTTAAAAGAACAAAATTCTATTATGTTTAGAATGGATGGCATGATGAAAAGGTTAAATGAAGCGTTACAAATAAGAGCACAAATAGGTTATTTAGCTGGTCGTACTTTACAATCTTTTCAAACTAAAAGAAGTATTAATGAAGCAACAAAAATGGATGTTGCTAAATTACTTAAAGAAAGATTAGGAGAAACCGCAGAAGACTTAGTGTTGCCTGAAGGTTCTGATGCAGCAAGATTAAATAAACTAGAATTTTATAAATCAATTTCTAAATTAAATGATGCAGACGAAGTACAAAAAGCTTTAATAAAAGCTAAACAAGCAAATTCTTGGGATTTAGCTAACGAATATGTAAACAATAACTTATTATCTTCACCTGATACACATGAATTAAACATCATGTCTTCTTTAGCAAATATGCACTGGAAACCCGCTGTTAAATTAATATCTTCATTGTTTTATACTGGAGCAGAAAAAGGTAGGGCTGGCCAAATGGCTAGAGAAGCTATTCAAACATTAGGAATGTCTTATTATTACATGTTTAGCGGAACAAGGGCCGCTCTTAAAACTTTTCACAAAGGACGCCCAATATTAGATGAATACCAAAACAAAGTAGATGGTTCTGTAAGACAAGGAATGTTGCAAAATTGGGCTAATTTATGGATTGATACAATGTTGGGAAATTACTCTATAACAGCAATCCCAAGAGCAATTTTAAAAG